TCGAGAAAGCCTGTGAAGCACTCAAAGCCTACAAGTCCAAGATCAAGGAACTAGAAGATCAGAGCGAGGCTTTGGAAGTCGCTATCAGGGGCTACATGACAGACAAGTCAACCCTGACAGACTTAGGCGGCAGAACCCTAGCAACGTGGCGCACCGCTAAAGCAAGCAGCAAGTTTGACAGCAAGTTGTTCCAGCAAGCCATGCCAGATATTTACAACAAGTTTGTTGTGGAAACCCCAGGCTCACGCCGATTCCTTTTGAAATAGGAGATGAGAAATGAGTAACTTAGTACCCGTTCAAGACATAGAACGTATGGCATTAGCTGTGGCTAAGTCCGGTCTATTTGGTGTCAAGACCGCAGACGAAGCTATGGCACTAATGCTGATAGCCCAAGCAGAAGGACAGCACCCTGCGATAGCTGCGCGTGACTATCACATCATTCAAGGCAGACCAGCACTCAAAGCTGACGCAATGCTGGCACGTTTCCAAAACTCAGGCGGCAAAGTCGAATGGAAGGATTACACAGATGAGAGAGTCGCTGGCGTTTTCAGTCATCCTGCTGGTGGCAGTATCACTGTTACTTGGACGCTTGATCAAGCAAAGCATATCGGTCTGGTCAAGCCTAGTTCTGGATGGGTTAAGTACCCAAGGGCGATGCTTAGAAGCCGATGCATTAGCGAAGGCATTCGGGCTGTCTACCCAGGCTGTGTTGTCGGAACGTACTCAGTGGAGGAAGTCCAAGACTTTGACGATAAACCAGCGAAGGCTAGTGCGCCAGAGGTTAAGGATATGGGAGCAGCAGAGATCGTCGAAGACATAGCGAAAGCTAAGGAAATAGGTGAGCATTTTTTGCACGTCTTCATTCCAGGGCAAGAGGAACCATACGAGTCAGCGGAGAACTTAGAGGAATGGGAAGCTATCTTTTACTCAATGATCCACCGAGTAAAGGCGGGAAAACTGGATGACAAGCAAAAGATGGAAAAGCTAAAAGCATTCAAGAAAGCGAACCAGCACGTTATTGAAACTATGAAACCAGAAGCTAAAACAAAAGTCTTAGCAGCGGTCAGCACACTGGAGGCAGCATGAAACAGCATCAGTCAGAAGCAGGTAAAGGCGTTCTATTCCAGAACGATAAGAAAGCACCAGGGTCGGCACAACCTGATTACAAGGGCGTAATCACTGTAGACAGAGATTTCAAAGCAGGAGAACAAATCAAGATCGCTGCTTGGAAGAAAGCCACCAGAGTTGGCGAGTTGATCTCTCTGGCACAGGATAACTGGACACCTGATCCTAATTACCGCAAGCCACCGATGGAAGCGCCTGCGCCGACATTGAAGAAGCCGCGAGAGTATGACCCATTTAAGGACGATGAAGTTCCGTTCTGATGGCTAAGTCTAGTCCTACACAACGAAGTCTTGAGCATCTCCGAGAGCAGGGCTATTTCTGCGCGATAGTGGAGAAGTGGAATAGCTTTACCAAGCAGAGGCAAGACTTGTGGGGCTGGTGCGACATCCTGGCTATTCGTGAGAACGAAGTGTTAGCCGTTCAAGTGACTAGCACAGGTGTCGCAGAGCGCATCAAGAAGATTCAAGAATCACCCACGGTTGCGTTAGTCCGTAAGGCCGGTATACGAATAGAAGTACACGGCTGGCGCAAGAATGTTAAAGGCAGATACGTTTTAAGAGTGGAGGATATTTCATGAACGCAGCCAATCTAACTAAGTCTGATCGCCTACAGCGCGTGTTTAATCTGCTGTCAGGCGGTGGCGAGTTTACTACCCTGGAGATCATCCAGAAAGCAGGTGTTTGTGCAGTCAATAGCATTATTTCCGAGTTGCGGCAGAACGGTTATCAGATCGACTGTCAGCGGCGTCATGACAAATGGTTTTACAGGATGACAATATGACAAAGCCTTTTATTGCAACACCTATGTACGGTGGCCAGTGTTTCGGGTTCTATACTCAATCATTACTACAACTAAACAACATGATGAACGCCAAAAACATGGTGTCAACGATGTCGTTTATCTTTAATGAAAGCCTGATTACTCGCGCTAGGAACGCACTTGTTCACCAGTTCCTAAAGACTGACTGCACCCACCTGTTCTTTATTGACGCTGACATACGCTTTAATCCTGGTGATGTCTTTCCTATGTTAGAGGCAGATAAAGATGTTATTTGTGGCATCTACCCTAAGAAAGAAATCAATTGGGGAGGCGTTAAGCGGGCTATGGAGGCAGGCGTTCCTGATGACCAACTGAAGTATCACACCGGCAGTTTTGTGGTCAACCTGGTGGGCTACGCAGGCGAGGTGACTGTACCGGTCAACGAACCTGTAGAGATTTGGAACGGCGGCACAGGCTTTATGATCATCAAGCGAGAAGTATTTGAGAAGCTGGCTGATGTAGTGCCAACCTATACCAATGATGTCACCGACTTAGCAAACAACATTAAGGCCGATGAGATCAAAGAGTATTTCGCCACCAGTATCGAACCAGGCACAAACCGTCTGCTGTCAGAGGACTATCACTTCTGCCGAATCTGGCGGGAGAACGGCGGTCAAATCTTTGCAGCACCCTGGGCGCACCTAGCGCACGTTGGTAGCTATATCTTTGAAGGCGCTCTGACGCCAGCACCTTGAGGAGAAATCATGACAGAGGAAACAACACTAACGCCAAACAATGACATCTTTGACATCATCAAGGATGAGTTCAAGTTGAGGAATGATCGGGAACTATCAGAGTTTTTGGAGATCACGCCTTCTGTTTTGAGCAGACTGCGGCATGGGAAGATGACATTCACGCCAACCTATTTGCTGGCGGTGCATGATGCGACAGATTGGAGTCTAAACAAGATACGGGGCTACCTGCCAGGTAGTTCTATCCAGTGAGTATCCTGTTTGTCGCAGGAATGCTAGCGGGAGCAGGGCTGACTATTCTTATCTTGTTGTTTTTCGTTTGGCTGTTTTTGCTGACTTCCTGAAAGCCGCTGCGGTGGGAGCGCCTTTACTTCCTGGCGCTCTCATTCTCTCGCCACTACCAGACTTAATCCTTGCTCTCTTGGCATGGATGTTTGCGTAGAGTCCTTCTTTCATTTGACACCCCAAAAGTAAAGGTCGTGCGCTTGATCATTGGTTGAGAAAGCATACTGTCGGAATTCTGACAGGTCAAATGCTTCTCTGAAGTCTTGTTCTGTGAGGTTCTGGTAGTAGTCACCGCAGAAGGGTGCATCGTGAGGGCTGGTGCGCCGTGTGCCGTGTTCAGGACGTCCGGTAGTCGCACAGCTAAAGAAGACCAGGCCAGAAGACATCCTGATCATGTTCTTGAGTGTTGCTACCCAATCAGGATTATGCTCGAAGCACTCACAGCTAACAGTAACATCAAAACTGCGATCAGGATAGGCGAGGTCTTCTCCTCTAGCCACCACATCAACATCGGCTCCTGCGCCAAGATCAACGCCAACATAGATACATTGCTCAAAAAAAGGACGTATAGATCCATTGATATTTAGGCTTCCCACTTCCAACACATTCTTGCGAACAAAGTAGTCAGGAAACTGCGCTTTAAGACTTGCAACAAATTCTAGCTGTGCTGGATGACTCACCGGCAACCCCATCGTTTTCTAGCGGCTTTACCTCGATCACCTGTCCAACTGCGGCTACGGGCGCAGAAAGACTTGTGGCGAGGGTTTGAAAAATCTTTGGTGGGGGCTTTCAGGTTGCTACCAGTAGCACGGTTATGCTTGGCACGACCTTTAGCAGTCAAGCCAGCACCCTGTGAGGCTGGTAGCTTCTCTCCCCTACCGACGGATAATTTGACATTTTTCTTAGGCATTATTTTATTCCTAAGTATTGTCTTACTTGGTCAAGTAATTGTATTTGTTGAGGGCTATACATTTCTTGTGGGTTTTCCCATTGGTTAAATGTATAACCCCTAAAATATCCTGGCAACCCACTTATTTTTTCCCATTCTTCATACGGGCGTTGCTCTTTATATTCTGGATGTTGCTGGTAATACTGATATTGTTCTCTTAGAATTTGTCGCTGTTCTGGACTCATTGAGTTGATAAATTCTTGATACCGTTGTGTAAGGTAAGGATCTTTCTCAACTCCATAGTGGCTTACATAATCAGCCAATATGTCTATAGGTCTTGTTTTTGGATCAAAAACTTCAATTCCAACTTTCCCCAAAGGAAGTTCTTTGGGTCGAGGATATTCAGGAGATCCTGTTTCTTCAGGGTCATAAAATTCAAGAAATCCCCTTCCTTGGTTTGGAGAATATTTATACGCTATATCTTTGCCAGAAAGATATGGATATTCTTGTTGCGCTCTTTCAAATAATTTATTTCCTTGATTCGATTTAATCGTTTCAAGAACAGATGTATCTATATTTTTTAATTCAGAAGGTTCAGCCAATTTTCGCTCCCTGCTGAAGCTGCGCTAATGTCAGGCCGCCTGTGTACTGGAAGTGCGGGTATTCCCTGAATCGTTTCCAGTCACCAGCCCACTCTAGTCCTGCTGCTTTGCCAAGCCTTCCAACCTCTTGCCAAACAGCGTCTTTGACATCCCATCTCGGTTTACCAGCCACAACAGGTACAACGTCAACAGCACAACGATAGTTATGCCAACTCTGACCAGCTTTCGCATTCGTGACTATCTTCCCTGGCGTCGTTCTGCCTTGAGCGTGCAGCGCGTTCTGTGAGGCATTATCTCGGTAGGTACTTGTGACCAGCAGATCAATCCCTGCCAATCTTGCGGAAGCTAAAAACTCCTCTACCCTTACCTTAACAGGCGGCAGAAGATCATCTAGCTTGCGCGAGTTAATCATCCCTTAGTTGCCATCCCAACAATACCTGCCAAACCTAGACCGACAGTAACAATGTTGTTTGCCATTTCAGGCGCAACCGGCACACCAATCGCTGTCAGGAACAGCAAGATACCGCGCCAGGTTGATGGCTCTTTTGCACGATCAAGAATGTACTGTTTCATAGTAGTCCTTCTCCAGGAGTAACGTACACAATGGCAGTACCCGATGCCACAATTGCAGACACATAAAATATGTAACCGCCTTCAGTTGTTGGTGTGCGGGGTGCTGTAAAAACCACCGTCGCATTGTTATGCAAAAGTGTGCCGTAATTCGGCGTTCCAGCCACAGGGATGGCTACATTGCTTGTAGGTGTTGACCCGCAACGAATAAACACTTCTGCTGCCGTTCCATTGTGAATACGAACTTGATTACACGGAGAATCAGCAGTTACGGCTACGGTATTGGCAGTAGTGCCGACGTTAATCCGCACCGTTTTGCCCATTTCCTGAAACGCAATGTTGTTAGCCATTAGTACACCTTCTTGCCACCGCCTGAAGTCGGGCTTTCTTTGCTGTTGTAGCTGTCATCAAAGCAGAAAGTGGAACGATAGCCACCCATAGGTACTTGACCTGGTTGCCACTTCTGATATCGTTCTGTCGTATCAGATGGTTTCTGAGGACGGATTGCTTTCGCGTATTTTTGGCTGTAGTTGAGTTCTTCAGCCCCAGGTACGCTACTCTTGAGCGTTAGATCTTTCTTGTCGCGCATCTTTATTCCTTTCCATTCTTATCAAAAGGTAGCTGAATAACGCAAACACGGCTAACGCTACCAGCCTCTCCCACATCAATCCCCACATTGTCCAGCAAGCGAGTGCGAAATTCAGGCACAAAGCCAGAATCACAAGCAATCTCTCGCTGATGACGCTCAAAGCCAAACGCACCAGTGAAATAGCATCCATACTTGTATCCCCTTTCGAAATGGATACTCATATCTTACTACTCATCCTCATCATCAGCAAACCCTGAACCCCAATCATCATCCGATATTCTGGCTTTTAGTTGTTCAAGTTTTAACGCTCTGTCGATGATCTTTGACTTGTCGGTCAAACTGGCAGTCGGGTCAGACATGGTGGCCTTCAGCAGATCACCAATCGCCTTCTCCAACTCTGGATTTATCCCCTTAATCTTCTTAGTCATCGCTTGGCTTTACGCTTCTGCATAGCCTGTTCTTGACGCTTCATCTTACGCATAGGCTTGATCATGGTCGGCGGTGGAGTGACTTCACCCACACCAGCTTCCTGTGGTCTACGGTTACGCATCATTTTCTTCCTTTCTTTGCTTTCCTAGCAACATTAAGAGCAATAGCCACAGCCTGCTTTTGTGGCCTCCCACGCTTCATCTCACGACGAATATTCTTGCTAATTGTCTTTTTGCTAAAACCTTTTGTCAGTGGCATGATTACCTCACTGGTTGCATAGAAGTTGGTTTGCCTGCGCCTGTGAGCGCTTGGTAAGCAGACAAACCCACTTGGGGCGCTACATAGGTCACAGCGAAATTCTTCAGAGTTCTACCAAACAGACTAAGCTTTTGCTGCTCTGACAATGCCGAGTTAGCAATAGCATCCAGTTGCTGACTGATCTCATCGATCTTGTTCGCTGGCATCAATCCTGCGCGAGCCAACCGTTTGCTCAAACTGGTCTGCCAGAAACGCTGTGCGCCAAACACGCCCTGCTGCGCTTTGTCTGCCATTGTCTGACGAATTGCCTGTTCTAGGACTTGCTTGCCTTTAGGGCTAGCAGCAATGGCTGGCGCAATCCGATCCCACAGAGTTCTATCACCAGAAAGGATGATGTCTATAACACGCGCCTCAGGTTCAGCAGTACCAAGGATAGTATCGGCTTCTTTCCTTGCTGCATCCGTAATCTTTCCGGCAACAGCTTCACCTTCCTTAACTATCCTTCCAGCTTCTGTTTCGCCAACTTTCAGCGCCTCACTAGCTTCTCTACCGGCTTGGCGCTCTAACGCTTCTTTCTTTGTCGCAACCTTACCAGCACCCGCAGCCATGCCCTCAGCACGCTCTAGGTTCATAACGTAGTTGTTGGCGGCAGTCTTTACCTCCGGCAACGCAGTCAACCAATCTGAGTTCTGTTTGCTAGTAAGCCAGTTTTTTGCAGCTTTAGCATCCATGTTGGCAATCGTTCTAGCCACATAGTTCCTAGCCTCTTGCACCACCAGGTTCCGATCACCCGTCAGTGCAATAGCGTCTGCTACAGACTGTTGGCTATTAAACAACGCGCCAGGCAGCGACTTGGCATCCGTCTTGAACTGAGTCGGGTCTATACGATCCAGCGCAGTCGCTTTAGCGCCGGCCTTAGTTCTGTACTTCTCCAGTAGCCGAGAAGCAATCTCATACTCGCTTTGCAACACATCATGCGCGTCACCGGCAAACTTGGACTGGATGTCGCTGATTTTTGCGTAATACTCTTTGGCAATGTTGGAACCGATAGCCGAGTAACCCTCAACATCTTTACCAAAAGCAACATCACCCAAACGCCGACGCACATCATCCAGCGCGTCAAACGAAGTGGGAAACGTCTTGTAAACAGGATTACCCATCTCATTGACACCCACCTCAACACGACGCGAAGTCACTGCGTCATAGATGTTTCGGTAAGCCTTCAACACGCCAGGCTCTGTCACCGGCGCTGTAGTTTGTTTTCTAGCCGTTGCGCCAATTAACAACTTATTACGCAAGTCTTGTACAAGTGTTTTGTATTCAGGCAATGTTTCAACAAAAACACCTTGGCCTTCTTTAGCAGCCACAGCCTGATCACGCAAAGCCTTCTGCTTAACGTAAGCCTCTGACCTCTCCAGTGATCCGGTTTCAAATCTCGATAAAATCCTGTCACGCAGTGTTGCGCCCATTTGCGACAGTTCGACAGTAGCATCACCTACCTGCCGTAACCCACTCTTAGCCCTGTCTACTAGCGTCTTCTTTGTTTCTTCTAACTCTGCCCTGGTTCCGGCAAGTTTTACGCCTCTCTCGCGTTCCTCTCTGGATACTTGCTCTGCCGAACTACGCACACCTCTAGCTTCTGTTTCAGCGGTTCTTCTCGCTAGATCAGCTTCCACCTCTGCCAAGTTGGTAGATTTCTTAACAGAATCAGATATGGTGTCGTAAATCTTTTTCTGAGCATCAGTAGTAAACGGTGACTGACGTAATTCGTTAATTCTCTGCAAAACTAATTCACGTTGCTGACCAGACAAGTTGGCAACACCAACGTCTTTCATAACATCACGCATCACGCCAGCAGCAGGAATTCCCATAGCCCTACCAGTAGCCGACAGCACTGCTCTTGGTGCGCTAGTCACAAACTCTACGGGCGCAAGTCCACCCACGAATCTTGCGGTTTCTGCCACATAAGGTGGAGCGCCAAACACTTCAGCAGTTTGACCTGCCGTTTCACCAGTCAAACTACCAAAGCCACCCGACAAAGCCCCTAACGCACGGCCTTTAGCGCCGGTCATAGACGGTGCAGCGGCTTGCATAGCTTTACCAGCAGCTTTAACAGGTGGAGGAGATAATGGAAACTTTTCAAGCGCCATGCCGGTTGTCATAGCAATCTCCGGCGAAAACGCACCCGCCACAGTACCAACACCTGTCGCAACACCGATGTCCTCTAAGCGCTGTCCAAACGGCTTTTCAGGCGATGTTGTGGTCGCTCTCGACGCTGGAGGTTTTGGCAGGTCGCTAATATCCGTTTGCGACGGTTTTGGTAGATCGCTAATGTCAACAGCCATTATTGATATCCCTGTGAACGTAAGAAGTCTTTAGCTTTGGTTTGATCGCCACCAAAGTTAGCATCTGCATAAGCCTTCAATTTGTCAGCACTCGGCATCGACTTAGGCGCAGGAATCTCGCCACGACGATCAATGCCGCCACCCAATTGCGGGAATTGGTCTTCTAACCGCGATTTCTCTCTCGACATTTCACTGACGCCTTGAACCATCGCATTTCTGACCGCTTCATAAACACGCCAGTCAGACCTATACAACGGAGCAAGAATGCGGTCTTCTATTCTGGTTAGTGCCTTACCGCCAGTTTCAAACTCTTTACTACGGAAGAACGCAAAAGTACGAATCAGCTTTAGAGCTTCTGGATCATCCTTAAATGCAAGTTCTGCTAGGCGCGTATCAGCACCTAGTGCCGCAGTCATCTTTGTCCATTTACCCTCTCGGTTCAAACGGTCAAGAATGTCAATACCTTCTTCTAACTCAGGAATCAAGTTTTCGCGCAAACGATGCGCCGAACGATCTTTTTCAGTAAGTTTTTGACCACCACCCTTACCATCACCTCTTAGACTATCTCGCAAAACAACAATATCTCGGCGTCCAGTTTGACGTATTCCTTCCATCATTTTGTCGTATTGGAACTTTTGTTCTACTGTAGCAATTCTTGATAACTCTTTTTCTAGTCTGTCCTTGTTCTTATCATTGGCTGCTTTGAGTGATTTAACCATTTCAATAGTTTTTGGCAAACCAACTTTATCGGCATACTTTATTAAAAAGTCAGCCTCATTCTGCAACGCAACTTCTTTTAGCTTTGCCATACCTTTGTCGTAACTGACAGCAGCAAGTTGCGCTATGTCATAAATTTCCGCATCAATGCTAGTAATACGGTCATCTAGCGATTTCATGTTTGTTACGAATTGATTGAATTCTTTTTGGTAACGATCTACATTTCCTTGACGATAACCTTCCATCATGCCGTTCATAGCATTCATAGCGCCAATAGCATTACCTTTGCCACCACCGCCAATAGCAAATCCAAGCACACCAACAAAGCTAAAAATAGCCGCCATTTCTTGAGCGTTTTCCCTTGTTGGAACAAAAGGTGTGCCGCGCTCTTTGCGTAGCTGCCTACGTTCTTCGCGCAGTTCTGGCTGCTCCAACGTCCTTTCTCTTTCCTCCGCAAGTTGACGTTCACCCTTCGCAACTTCAGCGGCTCTAGTAGCTGCTTCCTTTTTGGTCAAACCTTCAAACTCAGCAGACTGGACAGCCAAGTTACCAAGTTGAGAAGTAAGTTGATCTTCAATTTGGTATTCTCGATTAAGACGCGCTTCTGGCGTCATAAAAGATTTAGCTTCAGCCGGAGCAGGTTGCCGAGGCTTAATCAGCTTTGACGGAAAAGGAGTAGCTAAATCCAATGTGCCTAAAGCATTTTGAGATGGATCAGACCGAAAGTTTGCAGTAGCCATTTTTTACCTCAAGGTGTTTGCGGTCTTTGACCCATGTTCATCATTGCCATTTGCATAGCATTAGAGAAGTAGTTGGTTGTCAGTTCATTAACATACTGATCTGCTTCCAGACCTGCTCTAATAGCGCCTGTCGCAATATCATCTGCAATACCAGATACTTTCAAGCCTAAGTCATACTTATTAGCCAACAGTTGCTGACGGAACGCTTCTATCTGGTTAGCCGCCTGATCTGCACCAACACCACCACGGCCTGCAACGCCCTGCGCCATACGCGCTTGCATAGCTTGTAGTTGTTGCTGTTCTTGTGGGCTGAGTTCACCAGCCTGTGCGGAAGACAGCAATTCCTGACCACGCCGACGATAAGGCGCTGCCATAGACTGCATTTCTTCTCTGGCTCTTTGACCTTGCTCACGCGCTCTGTTTGCTTGCAAAATCCCAGGAATAGCAGAAACACCCATCAATCCCAAAGTTTCCAAAACTCTAGGGCTAGTCACAGTTTTTTGAGCGCGTTCCACCAAACTTGGATCAGTCATTTGAGTTTCAGCAAACTCTATAGGGCCACCTTTTCCATACGGATCTGGAACATCTAGTGCTGCTGCTCGTGAAACTGGCCTAAAGCCACCCGTTGTCACTGCGGAAGTAGCTGCTCCTGGTTGATTAAATGAACCTCTTGGCGGCAAAGAATATCTGGCTGACATCCCATAAGGAAACTCTGACATATCCTCGCCAGGTGGCAAGTTGGTGCTTGCAATAAATTCGTTTGCTTTAGTTGGCGAATACGGGAATGCGCTTCCCCGATAATCTCCATAAGTTTGTGTGCGTGAACTTGTAGAAACGGGTACATCAATGTCTACAGATGGTGCTGGAGCAGGAGCGCGTGTCCTATAGCCACCAGTAGAAATATCTGCATCACCAGCATAATCCATCAAACTGAAAAACTCCATCAGCCCCGTGTCAGGGTTGATAGTGCCAGCACCACCTGCTTCTTTCAGCATGGTGGCTTCTCTAGGCGTGATGTGGACAAGCATACTGTCACCACCCCTGCCTTTTCCGGCAAGTTGCTTGGCAATCTGTTTAAGGTCGCTGCTGTCTTGAATATTAGCTTTCAGCAGTTTTGCAATTTGTTTAGCCATAATCTCCACCTAGTTCATCTTTCAATTTCAGCGACTCGACGTTCCAAACAGGTTTACGTTCTTTACCCTTCTTGCCTAAATACAACGCGCCAGGATCACCCACACTGAGGGCTTGCGACAATGCCGCAGAACCTGCCATTCCAGAACCACCCCCACGATCACCTAAGAAATAAGTAGAGGATGCTGGCCCTAGAAGCGATAGCAATATTGTCTTGTCTTTACCTACGCCTGGTTCTACTTCCGGTTCTTCCGCAACCTTTTTAGGTTCTTGCTCTGCGCCAGGCGCTTTCGGTGTGCTTAATTCTGCGCCAACAGGCTTTTCTGGTTCTTTCTCAGCAGTGACCACAACTTCCCCTAAACTTGGGGCCGCTGTCGTAGTAGTTGGGGCGCTAGGTCGAGTTATTTGGGTCGGCACTAAATTCAGATTTGTTCCTAATGCGTCAGGCAACCTAGAAGCCGTAACCGTCACCTCTGGCAAAGCACCCGATCCAGAAGGTGGTGGTGGAGGCGTAGTAGTGCCCGCAGTGGTCGGAACATCTACCTCAGGCGGTCTGGGTGTTGCGACATCTATATCTGGTGCTTGAGTGGTTGCTGTTTTTGTTGCTTGCCGAATTTTTACTTCATCTTCAATATTTTGTTTAGCAGCCTGCAACTCTGTGTCAGCAAAGCCAGTTAAGGCTGACATCATTGCCTGCTGTGGAGATAGACCTGCCGAAATAGCCTGTGTGTATTCGCCAGCAGCGCGAGAAATAGCCTCTGCGTCTGTTGCTCTAAAAAGTTGTTGTGCAGTCGCGCCACCAGCCAAACCTGACAAGGCCGCAGTTTTAACATCTCCACCAGTAATCAGCGCAGCCGTAGCCTGCCGACCAGCGTTAGTAACAGCCGCATTAACCAGGTCATTCTGCGCTATCGTTTTAACCGTTTGCAAATACTGACCAACCTGACCTGCTGCCAAACCCGCAAGACCAGCTTGCAATGCTTTATCAACAGGTGCGCCGTTAGCAATGGCTAGCGCAGAGTTCAACGCAGCCGCATTAACAGCCGATAAACCAAGACCACCTGTCAAACCACCAACAATTAACGCATCTGTAACCGCAAATATTTTGTCAAATACGTTTTGTTTGCTTGCAAGCGCATTACTTTTTTTAGCAAGGTCTTTGTAACCTTGCTCCGCTGTTGTAAAAATGTTTTGTATTTCAGATGCCGGTACTTTATTTTCAACTAAATAATTAGCTGATTTGGTCAAGTCATTTTTAAACCCATCAAGTTGAGATTTGATTTGAGGATGCGGATCACGTTGATAAGCCTTGTACGAGTTTATGTAATCCGGCACTACTCGGTTTATTGCTCTTTTTGTAAATTCTATAGGGTCTTGTCTTGCTCTTTCAAAGCTAGCAATTATTCTTGCTTGTTCTTTGCCACGCTCTCGACTTCTTGATCCAGTGCCTTGAAAATAATATTTAGCGTCATCTACTAATCTAAAAAGCGGCAATCTCTTGCCAACATCACTGTTGGCGAATGCCATTGCTTGTTGAAAATTAGTAATTTTCATTTTGCTATCTCAAAAAATCGATTTTTTTTGGAGGAGGGGAAGCATTTTCAACTCGACAAATTAAGTGCCGCTGCAATCTGTTCGTGAATGTACAAATGACTGGCTATCCAGTCGTAAAAATCTTCCTCTCTATTCCAGTCTGTATCTAGCAAATTGAACGGATTATCCAAACTTAACAGGGTCGCAAACGCCTGATGTTCCACCTGATGCACCTGTAACCAGTCATCCAGATTGTCCACATCAGCATCTATCAGGGGGTAAGAGGGCACAGAAATGCCCTCATCCATGAATGTTTCTTGAAATAACTTGTGCTGCAAGCCGTTTTCAAACAAAAACTCACCCAAAGAATCTCGATCTCCGAATTTCACAATACTGAGCGAGTCCATGTTCATTACTTGTCTGCCTTATGCTCTAGCCTATCGAAAATCTTACTTAACATCCCTTTAATATCATTGATGTCAGTTTTGTAATCTTCTTTGCTCACATAAACGTGCGGCAAATCACGGATGTCATCGTCAATCCGGTTAAGCATCCGAGTAATGTTGTTAAGTGTCCAGCCTCCAAAGAACGCTGCAACACCGACAACCAGGTTGAATAACATTTGACCTTCCATCAGACACCGTAATAAGGAATTTTCTTGTTTGTGCCGTTAATGCTGATAGTTAAGTACCCTTCAGGCACTAAAGGCAAACTGTCTGTAGCAAAAGTCGCTGAACTACCCGTTGTTCCTGACATATTAGTGTTTGCTAGAGTCACATTGCTAATGCTGCCACCTGTAATAACCACCGCATTGGCATTTTGCTGCGACATCGTGCCGTAGCCTGTACCCTTCAAAGAACCAAAGGTGTCGAACGTACCGTCCGTTGTCCAAGTGTCACCCACATTCAGTGTCACTTTGTAAAGTGTTCTTAGCGTACTGTTGTTGTTGTAGCTGACAGTAAGCGTCACAGCCGCTGTGTCTTTGTTTTCAATCGTGATGGACTTGACGGTTCGTCGCGTAGAAGCAGCAGGCGCAGCAACAAGCGTGACGCTACTTGTTCCGTTTAGTGCGCCATCATTAGCGCCTTCGGTAAAGTTTGTGCCGTTGTTATCAGCATAAGCCGACGTAAAGTCAGGGTTAGTCGTAGCCGCAGCACCAGACATGGCTACTACAATAGATTTTGTCGTTGCGTCGAGAACTAACATGATGACCTCTTAACTTATAAACCAAGCATACGCATAGGCTGTGTTTGCGCTTACGTTACCGCCGCCCCCACCACCGCTGATTGTTACATTTGCTGCCGCAGTAATTCTTCCCTGTGCATCTATAGTGATTTGCGCCACCTGTGTGGAACTACCATAACTTCCAGAAGTCACTGCCGTATTTGCAAGCGAAATCGTGCCGGAAGTTGTAATAGGGCCACCTGTCAGGCCAGTTCCCGTGTTGACTTGGGTTACTGTGCCTGTGCCATTACCTCCACCCCCTACACCACCTGCAACCTTTAGCATGATGACTCCTTATAGACCATCGCCTGGCGTAATGTAAATTGTGGCTGTTCCACTACTCGTTATGCCAGTAAAGTAAGCGTTCGGCACAAATGTCAAAATCTCATCCGTGTTTGGCAAGATTGGAAAAGCAGGGCCAGTAGTTGTCACAATACCGGCATTCGTTGTTGCATTTGCTGCGTCTTGCCCATAGCCCAAAAACACAGTTATCGTGCCGGTGTTAATGACACGGTACTGGTTTCCGTTGTTTGTTCCTGAATAAGCCTGAACAGGCGTTGGGGCTGTGGTGTCTGCTGTAAACGTCACCGTGTTGCCCATCTTTTGAAAAGCATTAAGCCCCATCTTGAGCCTCCCACTTCTGCTGTTCTTCGTTCCAGCTATACCATTCACCATCATTCGGCATCGCTACAGGAGCATTCCACTGCGCTGTATCAGCGTCTAAAAGCCAAGAAAGATAAGGCCTTGGAGGAACAAAAGCGTCAATAACAGAATCGTATGTATAGCCAATTCCAGCATAGTTTTTTCTCAAGTTGCCGTTATAGCTAGTTTGTTTCCATGTTCCACCAAACAGACGCTCACAGAAAGCCGCACCGATATGCTCTTTCTCTACGCCGTTAGCATCAGCAGTGTCCTTGTTGTCCACTACGATCACGCGCAGCACGATGTTGTTGCTGTCTAATTCTGCAAAGTGCGCCATTCAAGCCTCCAGTTTTAATCCAGTAAGTTGCATCTCATCACCCACTACACCAACAGGGAATGTATTAAACGACATACTGATGCGGACATCGTCACCCTTGACTGTCGGCACATTATGCTCAAGTGATGACGGAAAAAGAATCAACCGACCAGTGATGGCCTCAAACCACCACGACTCGGAGTTGTACAAGTTCCAACTCTCAGGTGGGAACTTAATCTGTTGCCAGCCAGAACGATAGAAGTAGATGCGGTCATCAGGGTTGGTGTTTAGGTAGAACACGCCAGACACAAAGCTGTTTGGATGCGCGTGCTTGTGATGCCACTGACCCTGTTCTGAATAGTTGAACCACGACTGTGTGATTCGCAAGTCAACGTCATGCTTTGGATTGATAGTTGCTTTGAAGTATTCAGCAACGCAGCCCTCTATCCAATCCCGCAGAGAAGTCATTACCGAATCACGCAGCACAAAGTTATTCACGCTGGTGGTGTTGCCTTCGTTCGGCCTAGTCTCCTGACCACGCACGAACAGCATCTCCTCATCCGTCAGTGGACGGTCAAGGTCGAACATTCCAATGGGTGTCGGAAATAGGTTGTGCATATTCATGCGATTGCGTCCTCTATTTCTTTGACCTGCGCGTTCATGGATTCAAGTTGCTCTGGCAAGTAAATAGTCGGGATGCTGTCCTCAAACTCTTTTATCTTGTCCATCACCCAATACACCTCTTCAATGCTTGGACAAGGCCGAGAATCTTCCCAACGAGTGAATACGCCATTGCTTATTTCCCACTTAGCACTCGGACGTAGCATTTGCATCGCTACGTCAATGCCATAGAAGCGGTAGATTTTCGTGTCCATAGTTATTGATTGATTTTGATGATTACGATGCCAGAGCCACCACTTCCGGCGGTGTAGCTTCCAAAACCTACCGCGCCGCCGCCACCACCGCCGCCGGTGTTTGCTGTTCCGTTGGTTGCGTTTTGCCCAGTTCCACCTCCTGACGTTCCTCTCGCTCCAGTTCCACCGCCGCCAGAACCCCCAGTCCCAATTGTTTTCTTTGGAGAGTGAGCTGTGTCTGTATCTACTGCGCCACCACCGCCACCAGCGTATGTGACGGACGAACCGGAAATAGAGGATGCTGTTCCTGCTCCACCATTGCCTGCCCCCGAACTTGTTGCGGCAGCACCGGCAGCAGAAGCGCCACCACCACCACCGCCGTTTGTATAGGTAGAGTTATCGGTTGTTCCAGCGCCACCGTTGCTGCCTTGAGAAGGCGAAGTAGATGGCGTGTTACCTGTTCCACCAGCACCACTTCCACCGCCACCGCCACCACCAGAGCCGCCGTTTATGCCCGTGTTATTTGTAGTAGCACCACCGCCACCACCACCATTTGAAGTGATAGTGCTAAATGTTGAATCTGCACCGCTTGTGCCTTTTGTCGTTCCGCTTGCGCCACCTGCACCGCCACCACCTACAGATACTGTGTACTCCGTGCCAGCGGTAACACTCAATGCTGTTCCTGTTCTATAACCTCCTGCGCCGCCACCACCATAATTACCACCACCACCACCACCACCAGCCACGACCAGATAATCTACGCTGGTCACCCCAGTTGGGGCAACCCAACTAGTAGATGACTTGAAGGTGAAGACAGTTTGTGATGCGACGTTGTATTTCAGGATGACGATGCCGGAGCCGCCTGCGCCTCCAAAACCAGAGTTGCCGCCACCTCCACCACCGCCGCCTGTATTAACTGTGCCACTAGAGCCTGTGCCGCTAGTTGTTCCATTTCCACCGCCGCCAGTACCGCCACTAGACGCAGTACCGTTGACTGTAACGCTTCCACCACCACCGCCAGCATAAGTAACGGATGAACCGCTAATGCTTGATGCAGTACCGTTGCCTCCAGCCCCTGAAGTGGCAGAAGATGCACCAGTTCCAGTTGCACTTGCCCCGCCACCGCCCCCACCTGCGGAATTTACGCCTGAATCACCAGTTCCAACGCCTCCATTATTTCCTTGTGATGGAGAAGTACTAGGTGTATTCCCGCTTCCTGCTGTTGTTCCACCACCAGCACCGCCGCCACCGCCGCCACTTCCACCATTGCCCCCCGCGCCATTAGAACCTGTATTAGTTCTATCGCCACCGCGACCACCACCATTAGATGTAATAGTGCTGAAAACAGAATTCGAACCCGCTGTAGATATAGCATCTAAAGTGCCACCAGTACCACCACCGCCGACTGTAATGGTGTAATCAGTTCCAGCCGTTACAGAAAACCCTGTGCCAGTGCGAAATCCTCCAGCACCACCACCACCACCACCATTTGACCCACCGCCACCACCGCCAGCGACAACAAGGTACTCAACCTCAGTCACGCCAGTAGGTGCAGTCCAAGTGCCGGATGCGGTAAAGGTTTGGACAACAGTAAAGTTGCCGCCAGCAGCGACTCTACTCATCAACAATGCTTGAATTATTCCTGTCATGTGATATTCGACCCTGAAATGACCCATACGGCATTGTCAATTTTGACCGCAGTTGCCACACCCCATTGGGTAAGCGTTCTGCTGCCAGTGGCACCGTTGGATGACAAGTAAAGAGTATCGCTAGTCAACGAAATGGTGACGTTATTCGCGGAACCATTGATGATCGTGACTGCCGAACCCACCGTGAAAGAGACATTCGAGTTAGCCGGAAACGTATAAGTTGCCGCAGCCTGACCTGTTGGGTGATAAATGTGTTTACCAGAATCGCCAAGTACGACGTTGTAGTTACCGTTTTGGCTGTTCTGCGGCAAACCCATATAACCAACAACGCTTGCGCTATCGACAACTGCATTGCCAACAGATACGTTATTTAATGTTAAATTGCCAAGCGTACTGGTTGATCCATTTAGTGCAATGACGGTATTGCCAATCGTGACATTGCCTGTTGCAGCAGCAGGTGCTTGGCTTGCCCAAGTAGTTCCGTTCGATACCAGCACGTTACCGCTACTGCCTGGCGCAACAACTTGAACAGACCCTGTGCCGTTGCCAAGCAGTACATTGTTGGCGGCTAGACTGGTTGATCCTGTTCCACCCTGTGCAACCGCAATTGCCGTAGCGACACTTGTAATCGTCACGTTTGCGAACGTCATGTTGTTCAGCGTAGTGACTGTGTTGCCAAGCTGGATCGCTGTGTTGCCTAGCGTGATGGGTGTGGCAAAGTTTTGGTCTAATTGCGACAACGGGATTGCTGTTGTTGCATTAGCAAATGTATTTGGAACTGGCATTTAGAACCTCACTCTCAATTCATGTTCGTACTCAAAACCGTTAATAACCATCGCTGATGAGTTCGATGTCACGGTCATACCAAGATATTTTCCCCATTGCTGTGCATCTGTCTTGTACAACACAAATCCCTGACCACCAATCCACAAAACGATTGCAGAAGAATTGTTTACCCAAGAAACAGCATTTCCAAAATTATTGATCCAATTAACATAATTGCCAAGCGTGTAAACAGGGCTAGAGCCTGATTCACTGTCAATCGTTGTCAATAAAACACCACCACCTGTAATTGTTGCCTCAATACCAATTTTTAGGGCTTGTTTTGTCCTAATTGGATCGGTCATCGGCATCAATGCCGTTTCGATAATACTTGGCACAATACCCGCAGAATCAGAATACAAATACAGCAGGTCTGTTCCGGTTGTGCCATACATATTGATTCTGCCAGCCGTTGGGATGGAAGTAATCAGTTTTAGTGCAGTGTTCTGGTTGGTAAAAAACCATTTCTTCTCAAAGAACACAGCCTGGATATACCGATAAGTACCGTTATCGTTGTATCGAATGTTAAATGCCGCACACAGAATGTTGTTCAGCAGCACCTGGCCTGAGGTAATTGTTGCCGTTGTGAAATCAATATTAGGAAACACACCATCCAGCGGATCGGAAATCTTGGAAGTCGTTGAGCCTACTAGCGCATACATTCCATATTCGTTCATAAACAATACTGAACGGAAATACGGGAATAAACCGTAAGGCAAGCGCGTACCTACAGACGCACTGACGTTGGTGTTGGTAAAGATCGTCGTGCCAACATTCGTCACCCTGACATCCGAGAAGACGTTAATGCTGTCCTCACCAAAAATGTACAGGAAGTTGTTAGCAGAAAGTAACTGAACAATATTGCTGCGTAGCGTCGTGTCCGTCAGAACAATTGCACCAGCAGAAATGCTTGTAAAGTCGCTGTAGCTACCAGCACCAGAATAAGTAATTGTCCTTCCCTGCGACACCCATGTTCTGCCGGAGAAGGTCTGGATTCCTGACACGGTGTCGGTGAGGATGACTGCTCTGGCTGTCGCATTGCTACCTCCCCCGCCGGTAATGGTGACGGTAATGTTTGAATTGTTGGTGTAGTCCGTGCCAGGGTTAGTCATGATGACACGGGTTATCTGACCACCAGCAATAATTGCCGTACCTGCTGCGTTAGCCCCACCACCACCAGAAATGGTCACTACCGTGTTAGACGCATTGGCGTAACCCGTACCACCGTTCGTCACCAGTACCGATACCGTGCCTTTTCTGAAAGTCGTTAGGCTTGCAATCGCTGCTGCATTAGAACCGCCACCACCTGTAATTGTGATGGTTGGTGGTGATGTATAACCTGATCCGGCTTCAGTCAAAGTAATTGCGCTGACCGTATTTCCGGTAATAGATGCTTGCGCTGTTGCTTGTATACCGCCGGTCTGATTCGGCGCACTAATAACGATAGCCGGTATTGTGGTGTAACCCGTACCAGCATTGGTAATGGCTATTGATCCAACCGATCCGATAGATACAAGATTAGTACCATCCCAAGAAAATACGCCGTTGTTTGGATCACCAATAAGAACGCGCTCACTTTTCCACTGTGTCGTGTTAATTCCGCTGTTTGAAAATGTGCCAGCAACGGCAACATTTCCTTTGCTGTAATTAGCGACGTTGACAAACTCAGCCCTACCGTCCTCGCAAAAACCTAATGCAAAGTCAGTGTTATTGATGTTGCAAGACGCTAGTGTGGTAACGGTATTGGCAAATGTGACGTTAGCTGTCGAGTAGGTCGGGATGATCTTTAGGTTGGCGTACCCAATCGGCATGGCATTTTCTAGCCACGCGAACTCGTCCTTATCAATAGCCGTGCGGTTAGCCTTGGTGTTAACACCTCGGAAGTTCTTGACTACTTCGTAGCTTTTCTTTTGCTCTGTCGCAGCCATAATTAGAACGGAGTGCTATAGGGGTCAGGCATTCGCCTTGTGAACGTCGTGTTGAGTACAGAGCGAACCTTGTTGACATATTGCTGGTAGTAAATTTCAGATTCGCCATAAGACTGTTCTTTGAACTTCGCCGTATACGCTGCGTAGTAAGCAACAGGTGTTGTATACGGATCAATAATAGTGTCTACCTCAGAGCCATTCACTAATGGCAAAGGCAAGATGGTTGTGTCTACTTCAATGGTGTAGACCTGATCTGGCACTGGAGAAATATAAATCTGGTTTTGACCAAATACAGAAAACGCTACTGGGCGTCCGATGTAGTTCTGCCAATACCGTAACTGTGCGTTGAACTGTGTCCAAGACATATAGGACAGCGGGTAGCGGCTGTTTCCCCAAAACACATTGATGTTCAGAATGTCTAGCGTCTGACCTCCCTCTGGCAGGCTGGCATACGGAATAATCTCGACATTGCCAACATACTGAATCTGCGCCGTGCCATTGGCAAAAGGCGTCGATGGTGGGAAGTTGCTGTAGGAATCTGGATAGGCTGGCGGTTGATCACCCGTCACACCAGCGGTAGTAACTACATAAGTAAAGATGTTTGAGAAAATTAAGTCATTCAGATTGACCGCGGTATTTGCAGCCCACGCAACAGGATTACCTGTATAGCCTACTGGTGCTATTGGTGTTTGAGCAACTTGTAATTTTCTTAAACAGCCGGTATCTCTAGCAACACGCTCCCGCGCTCCGTTGATGTAATCAGTCAGTTCGGAGTCGGAATAAAAGTTTCCATTGGCGTCGTGCAGAAGCCTTCTGACTTCCGTGATATAGCCATTGAGCGTTGCCATTTAAGACCCATATTTAAGCGGCTTTAACGACTGTTCTCCCCCGATGTGCTTTGGGCACAAGGGGGGTTACTGAGTCATCGCCAGGGGATAAAAAGCGATTCTGTTCCGGCTTGTCTTGGGTTACTTCAAACTTTGCCAATCTGACCAAACCTTCTTCGATCTCGTTGGTTGATTTGCATAACCCAAGCATCACCATTGCAGGAAGTTTATTTTCCTGCTCATAACCAAATACATGACGTGCCATCTCCACGCTGATCTCAACAGATTCGTTTACAGGAAACTTATAGTCCTGAAAAGCGTAGTTTTGGATCAGAGCCTTCTCGCTCCGATTAGTCACATATACAGTTGTCATAGAGTAACGATGTCACCGTAAACAGTAATGTCGCAAGTGCCGCTAGTCACGGCTGTATTCACCCGTACAAACAGTGAACCAGAAGTGTAAGTTCTAGACAGCGCCGCAGTGGAAAGCGTCAAATCTTGCCACTTTGTTGTGCCATCTACAGAACTCAAAACAGTCGCATTGCTAACTGCATTTGACGTATTGCCATCATTAGATGTCAAAATTGTCACGTTTGCAGCAGCAATGCTCTGATTTGGTTTAGCGACAGTGACCCTGCGAACAATGTAAGAAGTGCCACCCACAACAGGAAGTTGAGCAACTGCATTGCCAGTTGAACCAACGCTGACGTTGACCGCATGAGCAATAGCAAAATTGCCAAATCCATCAGGGTATAGCGAACCTACATGGTTAGCATCCATCTCGCCCCCTTACGATGCGTAAGTGCTGCTTACTGGTTCACCACCATCAACGGTGAACAGCGTGATTGTAGGAGCGCCTGCCAACACGTTTGCACGGACGTTAGTACCGTCAGCAATGAACAGACCACCTGTGTTGTTAGCAACCACAACGCTCCAAGAAGCATTGCTAATGTTGCCAGTAGTGTTGGTGTTCAGTTCGATAGTGACGTTTGCAGTCGGTGCAATGTAGTAAGTACCGGCTGGCAAAACCACCGTAGCGTTACCAGCAGCTTGCACCTGGAAGTATGCCGCCGCAGCGTTAGTGGCTGTACCTGCTACTAGAATTTTATTTAAGCCAAGAGCCATGACTATTTCTCCTTTACAGTGTCAAAGAGTTGTAGCCCGTGACCTTGGTCATCGACTTAGGCTTCGTATTGACCAATTCAGCAATCGTCAGCACTGCGCCAACGTAGCCAATCTGCCAGTTCGGAAGGGTCGATTCAAAGCCCGTGAACACAAACGAACCCTGCTCATGGATGTAGAGCGACAGGTAGTTGCTGTTCAGGAAGTAAACAGTACCTTCAGGGCAATAAGGATCAGGATAAATTGGCACACCAGCAACCATCAGCGCACGGAATGCGGCTTGAGGGCCATTGGCGTCACCATCGAAACCGTTACCTGGGGTGATCATGTACTGCTCTTGACCAACAAAGTCTTGAGCCAACAGAGTCCAAGTACCGAAACCGCAAACACCAAACGACGGTACTTCAGCGCCGTTCTTTACGGTTCCGCTGATGTACTGAAGGATGTTCTGACGGGTTGGGTTGACCGAACCAGCGGCATACTCTTTCGACTGCCACCAAGTGTAGGCCGAACGGCTAATGTTGCCGTAAGTACCCGATGACGAAACAGCAGCCGGTAGACCGGTAAACTGTTGCGTGTTGGTTGTGTTGTTGTACAAGGCGGTAGCCATTGCATCCATCATCACGTTGGTCGCGTCGTTCATACGCGCTTCGATCAAAGGAATGATAGCTGCGTCTTGCTGAACTGCACCTTCCATACCGAGGAACGGTACTGGAGCAATCATCAGCTTCAGGTTGAATTCAGCGTTGTAAGCACCCTGCTGAACAGACGGTTGAGCGAACGAGCCGCTGTAGTCTGACCACTGAGCATTTACGAACTGAGAACCCTGGACGGGAACGGTTACAGAAGAAACACCACCGGAAGCCTGTTGCGAGTTAGCAATCAGAGCCGCCATCAGCGGTGTTGAGTTATAGAGTTGTACGACCAGCTTCGGGATAAACGCTCTACGGGTAACGTAAGTTAGTTCCGTAAATTGCGTACTACCCGTTGCCGGAAGAATACCGCCACCAATAGGCATAGTTTATCTCCGAGTCAAGAATCCCCTTGTTTACAGGCCAATGGGTCGTGGATTTTTCCGCAACTCATTGAGTGCTTTTGCTGCTTCATCCCGTGCGCCAGCAACAGGGTTTCTCCAGTACTTCGAGAGATCAAACTTGTTAATAGCTGACGGGTTATAACCAGTTGGCGTAGGTGCGGCAGACTGCTGCATCCAGCGCCAGTATTCGGCTGCTGCTTCGTGGTTAGTAATGCCTTTTTCCAGCATGACTTTCTCCACTTCTTCAATTTGATCGTCCGTGTCAATCAGACCTTTAGCCTTCAACTTGTTACGACGCGAGTTGAGTTCATCCATAGCATCGCGGTCACGCAACCTTGCTTCCAATTGAGCCACACGATCATTTGCCTTATCGACAGCATTACGGGTGTAGTCTTCAATTTCCAATTCTGGAATCGGCATTTCCGGCTTAACTTTCTTCACTTGGCGAAGGAAGTCTTTGCGCGTTTCAGGATTCTCAGAAAGTTGTTTTGCAAGCAAAGCCAGTTCGTCACGGGCTTCTGGTGTTAGGTCTTCTAATGACATGACTATCCCCTTAATAAATTAGATAACGCGCTTACCGTCACCAGGCTTCTGAACTTGCATCTTGTTCTTGCTGCCTGCTGCGCCAGCGTTCTTCAGACCGCCAAACTCCGAAAAACGTGGAGTATTAACGATTTGACCATTCTGCTGGTTGTTGTCGGTAGCTTTACGAGGTGCGGCTGCACCGCGAGGCTTAAATAAATCCATGATTTCTCCTTACATAGGTTGAGGGGTAGCACCTGGCATAGGCATTCCAGGAATTGCAGGCGCTGCTGCCAATGCTTTACCTTCCGGCGTAGCGCCACCCGCTTGCGGAAGTGCTTGTAGCATCTGAAGAATCTCAGACTGCTTCAATTCGTTGACGGATTCCTTTTTGCCACCAATTACACCAGTCAAGGTACGCAATGCTGACAATACCTTCATACCTTCTGGCGTTCTGCTGCCTAGGGCAGGCAATGCTTGTTCAATCAAGTCCATCGCCAAGCCCAAATTGACCATCGCGCCCTCACGGTTGCCCATTTTGGGTTCCGGTGTGGACATCGGGGCAGACATTGGCGGTGTCATGTCGGTTGCAGAAGCCTCTGAGTCCAAAGGCGAAGGCTGTTCAGCACCTCGCTGGTTTTTCATCATCTGCATCAGTTGATCCGGTGGTACGCTCATAAATACCCCAATAAATTTTGGCGATAGAAGTAAATCTTTTAATAACTTTTGTCAAGTAGGGGCGTATATTTAAACTCCCCGCCCCCGCAGGGAAATCCCGAAGGATTACTTGCGGCCTTTACGACCTTTGCGTGCTTTGCGTGCCATGATGGACTCCTTTAAGCAGCGGCCACCTAGTTCATGGGGCAGGCAGCCACACCCTTTTCCCTTTTGGGGGGAACTAATTAACGACGGGTCTTGCGACTACGCTTCATTTTCTTGTACATCGCCATCTCCTGACTAAACTTATCCCCTTACTGTACGTCCGTAAGTCCGTGTAGACGGGCTACGGTCAAAACTTCTTATGCCCTGAACCCGATATTGCAGGTCTGGTTGCCTAGGCGAATCTTTCATTGGCTGCGAAGTTCCTGCTCTTGGCTGGTCAGCCTTTGGTGAAATGCCGTTCGCTGCCATTATTCCCCCACTGCTTTCAAGTCAGGTTTACCTTGCTGCGGTTGCTGTTGAGGCTGCTGCGCTTGTTTTGCTTCCATGCGCTTTAGTTTCTCTTTCAACAACTGCTTCATCGGCGGTTCTAGCAAATCTATCAGAGATTCTTTGTCGATAGCGCCAGCCTTAAACATATTGAAGGCAAGCTGTCGCAGGTCTTCAGTAAAGATTGGGCTGTTGGAATGCGCGTCTACCTTCACCACATAGTTGTTTGTAAACTGTTCTGGTATAAATGACAAGCCTTCTGAATCTTTTAGCTTGGTGTCATCGTAGGCTTGAATCAGTTTTAGGTAGAGCGTTGCGACTTTTTCCAGACTATCTTCAATGACGAGCGCACGTTTTTTTGCTCTGGAGGAGCCGAGTCGGGCGAGTTGGGAGGCGTGACCTTGGCTTCTGACGCCGGTTTCCCCTCTGCCTGATAGTACGCTTGTAATACCTGACGCTTCCGCGAACATCTGATCCACTTCACGGATCACCTCGAAAAGATCGCCTGGCATATTCGGAGCCATCTTCTCAACTTTGGCGTTCGGCATATCGGTTGCCAGCAAACCGCCTGCCCGATTCAACGCAAAGTTCTTCTCATCCAGAATGCCGGTAAAGCCAATCAACGCTGTCGGTGGATTAACTTGTTTAGACAGCAAGTCCAAAATCTCGGTCATGCGCTTGTTCCGCAATGACTGCAAGAACACCAACCGCTGAACTTCGCTCTGACCCCAATAATAGTCGTACATCGGGTTAGGGCAGAGTTGCACGAATGGCAGTTCACCCTTTAGGAAGACTTGCTCACCTGGTCGGTCATAGATGATGACATCCGGTTCGGCAATCGTGACCACCTGGTAGTCCAGCGTGTCATCGTTCCAGACCCACAGTTCCGTCATCTCTACCGTATCTTCAGCCACCCGCGCCTTGTAGCGGTTCATGCCGGACAGGTCTAGGTTGACTGTGCCGGTCATGGTCGGGTTGGTCTGCGACATGATGATGCGGTCAATGCCATCAGGGATGTCGAGTTGCTGCGGCTGGTAAGAAGACGTTACCCGTTTGACAATCTCATCCCGCTTGGGATGCGAGTACAGACGGGCGTAGAGTTCCGACTTGGTAATGTAGTAGGTCTGCGCTATTGCTTCTTGACGATCCGTGTAGACAACATCCTCACGCAACACGCCAATAGAAGACGGTTCCACCATATACGGGTGGACGCCATTATTGACGATCAGCTTGACGTAGGTTGTGCCAAAGCACAGCGACCAGGTTAGGGCGGTAGAGAAGACTTGATCACAGTTGCTGTTTAGCCATTCATCGTTCAGCTTGTTGGTCAGTACCGGAATCTTCCGGTGTTCCTGAGGATTGACCTCTGCGCCGATGTTGATGGTAAAGCGTGTCGTTTCTGCGGAATACAGGAATGACGTTAGCTGATCAATGTGCGGAAAAATCTTGTTAAAAAGCGCCGGTGATTCTTCCGGCGCTGCGCCAAACAAATAGTAGGATCGAAGTGCGGAGTAATCAGCCTTGCGCTCCTCCCGTGACACAAAGCACTTCTGGATCAAGTCCAGATAGAACTCCTCACGGTGCAGTGGGTTGCTAGGTATCCGCATTTGGATTTATTTGCAGGTTGTCATGGTCGGCTATATAACTCGCAGTCTTGGGTGCTGTCAAGTTACCTAGGTCTTTAGGGTTCACGCCCACAGGTTCACCGTTAATAGAACGATAACCATTGCCCTTCACTAGGCTGTCCAGATTCCAGCGAGTACCGGACGTATTGCCCCACATCACAGCGTCACCAGGGCGCTGCTCTCTTGGCGCTTCCGGTGGCGTCTTGTTGTTGCGGGTGAGATAACCCGACTGGCTTTCGCCCTCGCGCACTGACTTGATGTCCGTCATGTCGAAGTCCATCGCTAGCTGACTTAGCGTCTTGTCATTGTGTTTAGTCTTATCAGACTTTAAACCCACCGGCTGAAGATGCACGATAGATACTTCTTCATCACAGCTTTTCATCGGACACTTGGCGTCAAACGACTCAAAGTAGCCGTGTGTCTGACAATGATAATCACGCAATATTCCCATAATCATATCCCCTTCAATTTATCATCAAGTGAATAACCAGCATAATCAAGACGATTCTTAATACCAATATCCAGTTTAATCTCGCCATCTTTTAACGTCAGGCCATAACCTCTGACCATCCTCATCTTGGGTTCTTTGCGCCATTCGATCCACTTCTTGCCGTAGCGTTCCATCACAGCAATCTCGCCATTACGCCAAGCGTCATAGCCTCTGGACACCCTGCGCTGAATCAACTCAGTCATCGGATACTTCTCATTGATGAAGACGTTGTAAAGCGTTTTGCGATCAACACCACACAACTCGGAAAACAACTCCAGCGGTATCCCGCGCCTCTCATCAGCCACAAACGCTTTGATAATTCTTAACAATTCCTTTTTAGGAATAATGTCGATCACGCATTGCCTCCATAAATCCCAATCCTTTTTAAGTAATCCGATACGTTCCTGCCCACCGCTACCTGCTCTGGCGTCATGTCATCCGTCTTCCTGCTCATCTCACGGGTGATCTTCATGTTGATCAACTTAGGTTGCACTTGTTCGGCAAATGCCGCGCAAGCCAAAGCAGCAGCCATCACACGATCATCTTTGTTCCTACCCGTTGCTTCAATGCTAGAACCATCACGCACAATGGTTTTCATCTCATCAATCAACTCAGTCGAATAGACCGCCATCATGTTGCGCTCAAAGTAATCTTTCATGTACGACAGCATTCGCTCTTTGGTCTGTGATGTCGTAATCCAGCCGATGCTATTACTGATTCCACCTAACGTATCGTTACGCCGCCAGATGTAGTTACTCATGCTACCAAGCACGTTCATCAAGTCATGGCCTTGTTGACCAGTTAATGTCGCAGCCTGTCGTTTTAAGTTTCTCAGTTCATTGATGACTGCCTGACCAGGGCCATTGACCTCAAGGTTAAGTGTCGAGTTCTTGTAAGCACCAGCAAGGTGGGCAATCACCCACGCAAACTGATAAGTGTTCATCTCCGGTGTCGCAAACTCTGCAACCTGCTCCATACCGTCAGCGTAGCAACGGAAGACTTGTATGCAAAAACGATCAGCCCAATCAGAACTGCCATAAGCAGGGTCTGCGCCAATAACGTAATAAGCCGTATCAACGGGTTCCTCCCATATCTTAAGAGTTGCCAGACGTTCAGTAGACTTCACCACTTCTGTATCTAAAAAGTTTGCGCCCATGCTGTAGCGGTAATAGTCGCAACCAATCTTCTTAGCAATCTTCATCATGTCAGTACAACGGGCGTTCGAGAAGAACGATGTACCCGTCATGATGAACGCATAGTCTTCAGTCGGTGGAAACTCCTGATACATTAGCGCATCATCCTTGATGCCCTCATGCAGCTTCCAACGCCACCACGCCATCTGTCTGCTGTTGATCTCTACGTCGTAGAGTTTTTTAATGTCGCGTGTCCATTCTTTTTCTTCAGGCGTAAGTTTTCCATCCCAATAGACTTTGTAAATCTGTGAGTTGGCGTCCACGGAATAAAACTGATTACGCCACCAGCCACAGAAGATTGCTCTTTGTGTCTTAGCGCGTTTCGCGGTGACGTACATATCGTGGAACATATTAAAGCCACGCGCAGTGGACTCGAAGATGTACAAACGATTCGGGTTGGTTTCAGCCAAAGACGCTAGCAATGATGCTAGTCCTTCTTCATCGCCCCAGGACGAAGTTTCTGTTCCGTGTAGAAACGTGATGGCCTTACCGCGACCAAGTGAGCCTTTTGCTCTAAGCCCCGCGACTTGATAAAAGAGGCGGCTTCTATTCTTGAGTTGAAGCTGATTCCGGTTGTGGGCAAGAAGCGGGATGCGCCATTCTTTGGGTAAACCTTCCATGTACATGGCAAGGGTTGACCGGAACATATCTCGGTTTTCTTCTGTGTCTGTGGTGAGTGTGCCTTGTAGTCCATTGTGTATAAAGTGCCAGTAAAGGTCTAAAGCCAAAGAAATAGTTGTGATGCCAAGTTGCCGCCCTTTTAGGATCACAAAGAAGTGGATGTCTTCAGCCAGTCCTCTGTTGATCTCATCCATCACATACGTTTGTGTGCCTAGCAGCACATCCATCTTCTTCAAGCCCTGTTCTTTAGTTTCAATCTTTAGTTGCGAACAGAACTTGTAAAACTGCGCGAGATTAAATTTCATGCCATTAGCATTTCATATTTGTAGTGGTCAGCAAACAAATCATAGACAGCTTCTTCACCCAAGAAGTTTGCCATCTGTTCTCTGGTGAGTTTCCACAATACTTTGTCACCATAAATCAGTTGTCTAAATCTCGCGTGATGTCCAAACACCTTGGTCAAATCCATGCCCTCATGAGGTGGGCCTAGATGTTCAAAAGAAAAATACTTAGAGAGTTCATCAGGGCAGAACTGGATGCCAACATTCTCTAACGCAGGCCGCATAAAGCAGCAGACCTGAACATCCTCATTCATCAAGGTTGGTTCTGGCATTTGATTTCGCATGATGCCGTACTTAGAAGGCGCTTCTAGCATTGCCTTACTACGCAAACTAAAGCCACCGTTCTGCACAACCCTGACATCAGACTCTCCCCACCAGGTGTAGCCAGTCTTGTAGAGGCCATACGGTGTTAGTGCTGCGTGTGTTAGCCCACCCACATAGTCGTAGGTCAGCCATTCGTCGCGCCAGTTATCGCCATTCAACGCCCAACCGTCGTGTTGCACGATTAAGGCATACGGTGTGTCGATATAGTGATGCAACCCGTACAGCACAAACTCTGAATACGCATGGTAGTCCAGTCCGTGTGCTACCAACTTCTGTGGCACATCTGTCTGCACCGCCACATTGGTAATCAGCAATTGCTTGCTGCCAGGCAGTGCTGCCGCAGTCTTCTGTAAAGCAGGCAAAGCTATGTACCCTCGCCCATCGCCATAGATGGCAACCACCGTAATATCGGAATATCTATCGTTTGCCACCGCGACGCTCCTTATCAAACTCACCTAAGTTCCAGTTGGCTATGCGATACATAGCCTCTTTGTTCCTTGCTACCCGCAACAGTTCCCGCGCCACCTCAGGCTTGTAGACCTCATTCCAGGTCTTCAGCAACTCCCGCTTGTCAGCAGGCGAATACGCCCGTGCAGCCTTCTGCATCTCAGTCCTCAGAACCGTTCTGGATAGCAATAACTCCTCCCGATACTTCTCCTCAGGCGTAGGCTGACCCATTCACCACCCTTTTAATCCTCGACAACTCTGACAAGCACTCTGCTAACAGCCTTGCAGACCTGTCTTGCTGCCGACGCAGTTCCATAATCAACTCAGCCTGATTCATCTGGTGTACAGCACCCCAGTAATCATCCTGCGCCATGTCCACATAGTCCTCTCTCAGTTCCACTACCTTCATGTCACCCTCCATACCCTAATACCATCCCCTTCTTTCCTAGCTGAAAACTTCCACCCCAACTTCTTACTCGCCCGCCAGTTGGCGTTCAGCACAACCTGCATCCCTAAACCCACCACAAAAAAGCTGTCACCCACCTCCATCTCTCCATGCGGATAACGACTCTCTAACTTAGGCGGCATCACCACACCTCTTTCAACCATAATCTCCATACCACCCTCACTATACATACCTAACCTCCCTATCACCACATAATCATCATAGGCGAAAAAAAAGCCCCTGACAACCAGGGGCGAACGCTCACCACAAGGAGAGCAGCGAAGAAACCAAACAATACCAAAAAACGTAAAAAACTTTTGGGGGGAGCTGGTTGGGGGGCGCGCCACACAGACCCCACCTAGACCATCGAAGTAGCCAAAAGGACAATCTTGCCAAGCTGACAGTTACCAAGCCAACAATTGACCAGATTAAGCCACAATCAATAGTAGACGCATATTAAATACCTGGTATTAATAGCTTTACCCTGCCCCGATAGAAATATGACAACGCCAGAGTGGATGTTGTCATACTGTCATCTTACCTTTTCCGCAACATACTGACCATATTACATATAAGACAATTACTTACATACCATATATATATAGTAACTATATAATGCGCCTATCAGATATGGTTTCCTGATAGAAATATATCATTGAAAATATACTTGTATAATCCGATTAATCTACTACAATAATCATGTAGTACTGATCAACATAATCCTACCAGGAGATTCGACATGAAAGATTCAACAATATTCTTGCTTCTCGGTACTATGCTGTTACTTATCAGCATTTTCGGTATTGCTATTGGCAAGCCGTTAGTTCTCTGCGCTGTACTGACAATGGCAGGATGTGCATCAATGGTAATTTTCCTAGTTGCTTTATCGGAAGACAACTAACCTTCAATTCCTTTCAGGAGATTCGACATGAAATTCACACTCAAGCGCAAAGAACTCAAAGCACTTTCACGGTTTGCAAGCAAGCAAGATATCCGTTTTTACTTAATGGGCGTTTGCGTCACTCAAGACCGTCGAGGCACAATCTTGGAAGCTACCAATGGGCATATGCTCGGTAGACTGAGACTGAACTCTGAACCGCATGAAACGCCGAAGCGCGTCATCATCAAGTCAAGCGACATTGAAAAGCTAAAAGGAACCAAGAAAACTGCCGATGATTGGTTGCATTTCACCGTCAACGGTCAAGAAATCCAAGTCATTGCGCCCGATTCGACAATGACATTGATGGCTTGTGAAGGTACTTTTCCCGATTGTGACCGAGTAACGCCGAAGGTCTTAAAAGATGAAGACGCCAAGCCTGCTAATTTTAATCCTGAGTATTTGATGGCATTTATGCAAGCCGCTGAAGACTTAACAGGCAAAAAGCAAACGCCAAGAGTTTTCCATCAAGGAAAGAATCCGGCTTTGGTTGCCTTACCTGCCGTTGACGAATTCGTTGGCGTTTTAATGCCAATGCGAGAAGACGCTTATGGTGGAACTTTGCCGAAATGGTTCCAAGCGGAAGCGGTCAAGCCGGAAGCTGTAACGGTCTAAAGCCTGACTGAAAGCCGCTTTCGGGCGGTTTTCGGGCGTGTTTTAACGCCATTTCCTACACTTTTAAGGGATTCGACATGGAAAAGCAAACGTATAACGGTTGGACTAATTACGCTACTTGGCGCGTCATGCTTGAGATTTTCGATGGACTCGATCCATTCGAATACTTTGCAAACGATGACGGTAATTTCGAGAATGTCAACCTAGCAGAGTGCCTCAAAGAACACGCTGAAAACTTGATTACCGATTACAAGTCGGAAACTACGCTTGCTCAGGATTACGCTTTGGCTTTCCTGAGTGACGTTAATTGGCATGAAATTGCCGAGCATATGATTGAAGATTACTCGGAGGCATGATGCAAACCCTTTTAGAAATGATCGGCGGTTTTGTTGCCTTCCTATTCTTATGGGCTTTTCTTTTCGTTTTACTATCCTTTTAATGGAGATTAGACATGATGCAATTCACAACAGAAACAGGAAAATTTCACGTTATCTCTCATGGTAATGGATGGGCATACGAAATTACCGATCAAGCAACAGGCGATTCTCTTTGGCTTCAGGACGATGATGCTATTTGGATTGAAGAACAGACAGATAAATTCCAGAACGAAGACGCGTTGAATAGCATTTTCGACAATGTAATTTAAGGAGATTAGACATGAGAGAAACTGAACTGTTCGGACATGAGAAGTTTGTTTGCTACTGGAGAACCGGCATTGACGCTCACGTCCATGAGATTCATGGTGCAGACTTTTTCACAAGCGACAATGGTTACTCAGAATCGGACATAGAAATTCTGTCCAATATTCACATTGGTGAATCAGCCGACATATCAGGCCCGACTCAGGAGCATTACGTCCTGAGAATTGAATGAGAGTCCTTGTTGCTTGCGAATACTCCGGCACGGTCAGAGATGCTTTTGTCCGTGCTGGACATTACGCTCTGTCCTGTGATTTGTTGCCAACTGAACAACCAGGTTTGCATTATCAAGGTGACATCAGAGATGTTCTAAATGATGGTTGGGATTTGATGATTTCTCACCCACCATGTACCTACCTATGCTCATCAGGACTGCACTGGAATAAAAAGCGTCCAGAACGCGCTCAAATGACGCTAGACGCTCTCGAATTCGTCCAGCTGCTACTTGATGCACCTATTCCCAAAATCGCGCTAGAAAACCCTATAGGGGCAATTTCAACGCAAATCAGGAAACCTGATCAAACTGTCCAACCTTATCAATTTGGACATGACGCAAGCAAAGCAACTTGCCTCTGGCTCAAAAACCTACCGCTATTGCAGCCAACGCAAGAAATTCTCCCGCGCATGATCGACGGTAAACCGCGTTGGGGTAATCAGACAGATAGCGGTCAAAACAAATTGCCACCAAGCAAAGACCGCTGGAAAATTCGGTCAACAACCTACTTAGGAATTGCAGAGGCTATGGCGCGTCAATGGGGTTAACCCATGTCGTGATAGCCTTATTTCTTTTTAACGCCTCCCAGGTACCTTAAATCGCGTCCTAGAGGCATTGGCAACCAGGAGCAACCATGTCACCCGCCAAGAAACTCGCCTTAGTCAAAAATTCTCCCGCGCGCGCCTCTGCGCCCAAGCCTGAGTCATCAGAACCGCTGACCATTCTGGATTCCAAGTTTCGCTGGACACCACCAGGAACCGACATCAGAGAACGGTTCAAAGCAATGGGATGGAAAGCCCCAAAGCCCAAGAAACCCCAATTTGGCAAATAAGCAACACCCCGTATATATGTTATATAACGACAGACGTTTTAACGTCTGTGGTACTAACACCTATACCATGTAGTTAAGTTTCAAAGCATTACATGGTTGAAATAATATAAGGCGTCTTATCTACTATCGTCAGGAATACGACAGTATTCCTACTATATTTCGGGTTTTACTATATTACTTCCTAACTATATCTGTCTTTCAATTATATTGTATGAATACATAACATATATAGCATGAAGTATGCCAGAACATAGACTATTGACTGTTGTTAAACGATAGAAATTACTCATTGTTAAAGTTGTTTGTGTTACTGTAGTGTCCGGTTGTGCAATTTTGCACAGCGATTAGAACCTTAAAGGGGATTCGTATGACGTACTTAA